AAAAATTATGCAGATTTAGTAAGTAAAGTACCTTGGGCAAAACGTGTACATGGTGTTGAAGGAAGTGATGCTGCACACAAAGCATGCGCGGAACTATCAGAGACAGATAGGTTTATTACTGTAGATGGCGATAATCAAATAAACCCTAATTTTCTGCAACAAACTTTAGATTTAGATAATCATCCTGAACTGTCAACAAGTGTTATAAGTTGGTGTGGCAGAAATACAATTAATGGATTAATGTATGGCAACGGTGGCCTTAAATGTTGGCCCAAAGAACATGTATTAAATATGCGCACTCACGAAAATGCTGATCCAGACAACGTAGCGGCACAAGTTGATTTTTGTTGGGACCTTAAATATATACAACAAAACAGTTGTTATAGCGAAGTATACAATAATGAAACAGCTCAACAGGCTTGGCGTGCTGGGTTCCGTGAAGGTGTTAAAATGGCACTTGACCGTGGCGCAAAACTAAACAAAGAACAGTTCTTAAAAGGTCATTGGAAAAACCTACATAGACTATGGATTTGGTTAATGGTTGGCGCTGATGTAGACAATGGACTATGGGCAATATACGGCGCACGTGAAGGCTTATACATGACAATGTGTACAGATTGGGATTTTGTAAATGTAAGAGATTTTGAATATTTAAATACATTATGGAAAGATAAAAAGTCATCAACAACAAACGAACTTATTGAAGCAATTGAAATTTTAGGTGCAACAATTATAAATGAATTAGAAATACCTATAGCACAAGCACCTTTAGATGAACAACAAAGTAAATTCTTTAAAACAGTTTATAAGAACCCAAGTAGAAACCCTCAACAACAGTTTGTGATTGACCCCGAGTAATGGATGAGATAAAACTATTAAAACCTGTCAAAGAAGAACTAGATGGTATTGGTTGCGGTATGTGTCTTGCAAAATGGACGCAAGTTACTATACATCTAGGTCCAGGTATTACACATAGTTGTCACCATGTAGGTGCGCATAAAATACCTCTTGACGAACTTAAAAATAATCCTAGCGCATTACACAACACGATTGAAAAGAAAATGCGCAGAAAAGAAATGCGTGAAGGCAAGCGTCCTAAAGAGTGCGACTACTGTTGGCGCATAGAAGATAACACACAAGAGTACAGTGATAGAGTTTGGAAAAGTGCTGCAAACTGGAGTCAAGTAGATAAAGAACTAATTTTCAACAGTGATCCAATGGATGACATTTATCCTAGATATGTTGAAGTTAGTTTTAGTAATGTATGTAATTTTAAATGTTCATATTGTGGACCTGCGTTTAGTAGCAAGTGGACTGAAGAAGTCAAAGCAAAAGGCCCGTACAAACTATACCAAACACATTACAATGGTATAAAACAATCAGAAGTTTCGTATCCTAATAGAGAAGACAATCCGTATATTGAAGCATTTTGGAAATGGTTTCCTGAAGCTGCTAAACATATGTATACCTTTCGTATAACAGGAGGAGAACCTTTACTAAGTAAGCACACATTTAAAGTAATTGATTATCTATTAGCAAACCCACAACCGCACTTGCATTTTGCAATAAACACAAATGCATGTCCACCGGGCGACTTATGGGAAACGTTTGTAAAAAAGATCAAACAGTTAGAAGAAAATAAATCAGTAAAATATTTTTCATTGTATTCAAGTGCTGAAAGTTTTGGTGAACATGCAGAATATAGTAGAGATGGTATGGATTGGGAGTTATTTTCTAAAAACTTAAGATACTTTCTCGATAATACAAATACATCAGAACTAATGTTGATGAGTGCTGTTAATATGTTAGGTTTACCGTCGTTAACAACATATTTAAGATTTGTATCAAAACTAAAAAAAGGTAATGTAGATAGAATTGTTGCAGACTTTGCGTATGTAAGGCATCCTGAGTTTTTAGATATTAAAATTGCAGACAAAATAACGATTGACAAATACCTAAAGCCTAGTATACAATATATGATTAGTAAAAAAGAAAACTTTAGCGAATATGAATATATAAAATTAAATCGTATATACGAAGACTGTGTTGCTAGATTTAAAAAAGATATTGACGTATCAAAAGAAAGATTACAATTCCTACAGTTTATAAAAGAATACGATAAACGTAGAGGAAAAAACTTTGCTGAAGTATTTACAGAATATAATAATTTTGTAAAAGTTTGCGAGAAAAGAAATGACTAGTTTTAATGATGCATATAATAAAATAGCTTGTAATGTTAGATACGATATTGCTTTTATAAGTTATAACGAAAAGGAAGCAGATCATAATTGGAATAATTTATTAGAAAAATATCCTTTTGCAAAACGTACACACGGTGTAAAAGGAATTCACCAAGCACATATCGAAGCTGCAAAACTTGCATCTACTCCAATGTTTTATATCGTTGATGCTGATGCACATATTGTAGATGATTTTAATTTTAGTTATATTCCGCCAACAAATTATAGAGATGCTGTCCATGTATGGAGAAGTAAAAATCCTATAAATGGATTAATATATGGATATGGAGGAATAAAACTATTTCCAAGACAAGCAACAATTAATGTTGATGTAAACAAACCAGATATGACTACTAGTATTAGTAAAAACTTTGTGCTTATGAACGATGTTAGCAATACTACAGCATTTAACGTTGACGAATTTAGTACTTGGCGTAGTGCATTTAGAGAGTGTACAAAACTAGCAAGCAAAATTATTGACAGACAAAATGAGGATGAGACAAATGAAAGATTACGAATTTGGACAACAGTGGGAGGAGATGCTCCCTTCGGCGAATATGCTATTAAAGGTGCTATTGCTGGCAGGAAGTACGGGCTTTCTAATGGCGTTGATCTGGGGTTAATAAATAATTACAAATGGCTAAAGGAACAATTTGATGCAGACGTTTGAATTATTAGATAGACTAGAATTATTGTATGCTGACAACAGCAATCTATCTGATCTGCGTAGGCTTTATATTGATAATGATTTGAGCAGTTTGTTTAGATTAACTGATGGTGATGAAGAATTACGTAAAGCAGTAGTTGAAAAAAATATGCATAGTATTTTTAGATTAACTGATGCTGATGAAGAATTACGTAAGGCAGTAGTTGAACAAAACTTACATAGTATTTTTAGATTAATAGAATCTAATGTTACTGGCAATATTGAAGATTTAAGAAAGGCCGTAGTTGAACAAAATTTGCATAGTTTATTTAGATTAATACAAGGCAATGATGATATTCGTAGTGCAGTAACAGAAGAAAACTTACACAGTATTTTTAGGTTAGTTGACGACGAAGATTTACGAAAACTTGTATTAGAAGATAATACATGGAAACTTTGGCCTATACTTGATAGATATATTGACACACAATTTGTTGCAGCATTTAAAAATTTTTTTGTTAACGACACAAAAATATGGGATGACTGTTTTAGTCGTGGTCAATTAGAAAGCAAACTATGGTTAGTAGAAGAACTACAAAAAACTAAAGTTGATTTAGGAACTGTATTTTTGTGCGCAGGTTGGTATGCTACACTTGCTACAATGTTATTTGAGAGTAACATTAACATAGATAAAGTTAGATCTTTCGATATTGACGATACTTGTGTAGACATTGCAGAAGTATTTAACAAGCCCTGGTTCAAAAATGAATGGCAGTTTAAGTCTTTAACACAAGATATTATGGATATTAATTACAACGAACATACTTGGCAATTTTGGAGTAACGCTAATAATAGAATGAGTTACCCAATTACAGATACGCCAGATACAATTATCAATACAAGTTGTGAGCATATTGAAAACTTTTCAAAATGGTATGATCTAATACCAGACGGTAAATTAGTCATACTACAAAGCAATAACTTTTTTGAAGTAAAAGAACATGTTAATTGTGTAAGTAGTATTGAAGAGTTTGCAGTAAAGGCACCTATGCAAAATATTTTATATAGCGGCGAATTAAAGTTGCCCAAATACAAGAGGTTTATGTTAATTGGAATTAAATAATTTATCAGTCAGAAGGTTACAGCAAGAAAGTGCTAGAGCACTAAGTACTATGCAAGCAACCAATAATAACATTTATCAGTTTAATAAACTAGCACACCATAATAGTCAAAATTGGTATAAGGCTGTAATTGATTGGTATGTTGAACAATACGGGGACTTACCTAGTAAAGTAGGCCCTGGGAAAGATATAAGGCTAGTTTCTGATG